GTGTCTCTGGTGCTGTGTGATGACGTAATCGAGCTCGGGGCGACGCAAGAGTTGGTCCCGGACGGCGTCTTCGACGAATACGATATCCGTCGCGAGCGCCATGGACTTGATCGTGGGTCGTCCACCACTAGTCGTGAAATCGATGTGTCCACCGGTGACTGTGGAGACCATGAGATGGCCATCCACGGCGTCCTGATAGTGTCGTAATTTAACCACGAACTCGACCTCCTGAAGCTTCAACGCGCATAGAGGCAGTGCGAGCTCTGGTTTTCTATAGAAATAGAACGGGAGGTCGATGATCAACTCCGTATCCCCCGTCGCTTCGCCGAGATGGGCCGCGATGGATTTGTCAGACACCAATGTGCCGGCGACTCGATTTGGGTACTTACCAATGAGATGTTTGAGCGCCTGTTGCTTCGTCTGTGTGTAATTCTGTTCGCTGTAAATCTGGAGCACGTCCGACGTGAGTCTTTGGATCACGACGTCGCCTATCCGGAGGTCGACGTACTCGATGATGCCGTGCCCGATGGAATCGATCCAGGCCAACGAGTGACCATCGGGGTGATTCAACTCCGAGAGCGTCACCTTGAGCGCCACCGTCTTCAAAAGATCCCCGTAATTCGCTGGAATTCGAAAATGCGCCGTCTCCCCAAACCGGGTGCTCGTCTGTGGCTCGAAGTCTCGCGACTGCACGGCGTAATTGGTCGTTTTCTTGAAAATCGACCGAAAGTGTGTGTACTCTGGGTCGACCGTGAAGAACCGCTCCTGTGGGCCTCGCGCGAGCTCGAGCTGCACGCGTCCGGCCATCTACTATACCTAACTAAAATTTTACACCCGCCAAGCCCGCGGCTATGGTCAAAATGTTATACGAAACGGCGTAGACCCGAACCGTCGACGGGTGGCCGGCATACAGATGGTCGATGTTCACAGTCAATAGCTTGTGTGCGATCCGCGAAAAGTTGACCTGACCGGACGGCGCGGCGCGATCGGGGTACTCGGCGAACGAGAACATGCCGAAATCACTCTTTAACGAGTACGCGGCACCGCCCGCGCCGATCGTCGTACTCCGCGTGTCCGCCATGGTCGTCGTTCTGACCAATGGTGAGTTCACGTGGTTTCTCAGCGACTGTTCGTATACCAACTGTTTGTGCGTCTTGTCGAACACAACCTCGTCGTTGAAGCGGAGACGGACGCGCTGAATCGTGTTGAAATCATACGGCGTGTTTAGCTCCACCGCGCGATCCGACGTCGACGTGAAAAACATCTCTTTAACTGGGCCGGTGAATTTAAGCATCACCGACCGCTCCGTTTCACCGGCGGGTATCTTAAATTGCGACATCTGGAGCTGTGTGATGGCATAACTGATCGGTTTATGCATGAAATACGCGCGCTCTTCGGGCGTCACGTAGACAAACTCCGAATCGAGCGACATGTTCGCGATCTTCGCCGTCAGACCCGACGGGATGTCTGTCGGTGTGGTGTACCAGATGAGCTCGTTCAGAGGGCGAAGCTTGATTCGTACTTCGACCAATTGTTTCGTGAGCGCACACACGGGAATCGCGAGCGACGACTCGCGATAAAAGTAAAACGGGAGGTCCATGTAGTAGGTGTATGTGCCGTTCGAGTACCGCAAAAAGTTCCCGTGACCATTCAGAAAGTACACGCTCTGATCGACATCATCGAACGAGTTGTTGAGCTGTTGATGCATGTAGATGTACTCACCCGTGAGTCGTTGAACCGTTTGACCGCCGATCAACAGGTCTGCGTGCTCGATCAGGTGGGAAATGACGCTCGGCGTCCAGTACACATCGTTTTTTCCAGGTGAATCTGGTGTTGGATCGCTCAGGACGATCTTCAGAGCGACGTTTCGTATCAAGTCACCCTTGGTCACCGGCACTCGGCAAGACACTTCACCACCGAAATCGACTCGACCGTCGACAGGCGTCTCGACGGTCTCTATCGCGAACTTCGTGTGGCGCTTGAACCTTTGTAGGAAGTGACTGTGTGTGGCGTCGCCTGTGATCCACGCGTCGACGCCCGCGGTGGCCGCAAGTCGTAACCTGCCGGCAGGCATCGTGAGTCTACTTTGAGCGGGGAAAATATCTGAAATAAAAAAGCACACTGATCGCAGGAAGCATGAGCACAGCGGACGGAGTGAACCTCCAACTCAAGAAATTCCAACCGCAGAACATGCAAGACGATGCGACCGCCGTATTCGTCGCTCGCAGGCGATCTGGAAAATCAGTGGCCGTTCGTGACATCATGTATTACAAGAGACACATCCCGTGTGGCATCGTGTGTAACGGGACGGAGGAAGGAAACTCGTTCTACGGAGGCTTCGTACCCGACTTATTCGTCTATGGAGATTACGACAAAGAAGCAGTCGATCGCGTGATCCAGCGCCAGCGGAAGATCGTCAACGGGTCTAACAAACACAAGCCCGGCAACAACGCCTTCATCATCCTGGATGACTGCATGTACGACACGAAATTCGTCCGAGACACGCAACTACGAACGATCTTTCTCAACGGTAGGCACTATAAACTGTTCTTTTTGATGACCCTACAGTACGCGATCGATCTTCCGCCCGCGCTACGGGCTAACTCGGATTACATTTTTGTTTTCAAGGAGCCGGTGCTCGCGAACAGGGAAAAGTTATACAAGAACTTCTTCGGCATCTTTCCCACGTTCGATATGTTTAACAAGGTCTTGGAGGCGTGCACGGAGGATTACGGCTGTTTAGTCTTAGATAACACCGTCCGATCCAACAAGATCAGCGATTGTGTGTTCTGGTGGAAAGCATCTCTGCGGAAGAATTTCAGAGTGGGCTCACCGGCGCTTTGGCAGATGCACAAAAAGATGTATAATCCGAGACATTTTGAGACGGACAATAACAAGTTGAAGGACGCGAAGAAGGGCACGAGCCTCAAGATCACCAAGCGCAGGTAGAGTGCGCGTCGAAACCGATTTTAGAAAACATGGACCCTTAGGTAGAGAAGATGTCCCAGCAGATCCAGACCATGAACCTCGTCGACGGTGGTGAGGGCTACGTCCCATTGGCGCCGAGCGCACCGCCCGACGTTCAACCACCGCCCATGGCCGTCGCGTCGTCTTCCCTTCCCCAGAGCCAGGGGGTGGAGGCGCCGACAACAGCGTTTCATTCGTCTGAAAAAAATGTCGCACAACAACAGCAACAACAGCCCATGGACTCGACGCCGCTCGACGCCGTCATGATGGAACACGGTCCGCCCGCGGGAGGTGCCGTTATGTTGGATCCGCCCGTGATCCAAAACCAGTCGCCGATGCAATCGCTTCAAATGCAGGCACCGGCACAAAACCCCACCGGCCCAGTGCCTCAAGACATGCAAACGCACGTCCAGTCCAAGAACCCAGGTGGACTGACCGACGACCAGATGACGGCGCTCTTCGTCGCCGCGTGTACCGCCGCCGCGATCTCCACTCCCGTGCAGCAAAAGCTTTCAACGTCCGTTCCCAAATTCCTAAACGAGATGGGTCAACGGTCAGGAGTTGGACTCGCCACCACCGGTGCCGTCGCCGCCGCCCTTTTCTATTTCGGCAGGTCCTACGTTATCAAGCAATGAGCACCGTAACCTCTTCAGGAATCCGAGCAGACCGTCGGACACGAGTGAGAACGTCACGTGCTTTCTGACTTCATAAAACACCTTACCGGCGCGAAGCACGAGTTTGATAGGTGCGTTCATCTACAGTAAAACTACAATTTTATTATTATTCAACAACGCTTTGACTACTCCTCACAGCCTTGTTGTATAGGGCAAGAAGCCTATCCTTCTCGTACACGTACGCCATGTGCTTTTCTCTACACCCTTGGACACTCAACTGAAGCGTCGATACCAGTCGAGCGCCCTCCAGATCCCCTTCTTTTAATGTACGGAACGTGACGAAAACCTTCCATTGCGGTGACGCATTCAAGCGCCGGTATATCGCTTCTCGATCGTGGTCCGTGAAAACCTTGTCGAAGGAATACACGACATCGTACTCAATCGCCCCTTCCTCGTCCGCTGCGTCCTCTTCCGAGAAACTCACGTCCTGGCCTATTTTGCCGGCGACCTCTTTTGCGATTTGTATCCGGTGATTCGCTCTGTCCACGCCCGCGACTTTGCTCTTTGGATCAAATATCTTCCAGTGCAGACAACAATTTCCTCGACCACAGCCTATGTCGATGAAGCTCGCCCCTTCTTTAATCAGGGGTGCCACCTCATTGATGACTTTTTCAAACGAGCCCTTGGTCAGTTCTTGAAGAGTTTCACTCGACGGTGGCCGTGACCCGGGTACACGTTGTGTCGGTGAAGTCGACGTAGACGACCGCTTTTCATCGCTCGGTATGTCACCGCTCGTCAAATAGCCCGTCAGACCGCCTGGGTCGATTTCGTCTATTGCATTATACATCTGATTCACAGTCTCTTTTACTTTATCGATGCTGTCAGCCACCGACACAGCCACCGAAAATGCCGCGTTGTATAAGCCAGTGGCTTGAAAATGGTCATTTATCTCACGGAAAAACCTTACTATTTCTTTTGGTTGTGGGTTTCGTTCGGCCCATGGTAACCACCGTTCCAGGATACAGTGGAATGGGTGTTCACACTCGGCTGTCATACCGAACGGTGCAACCTGTGTGTCTCCCTCTTCTTCCTCAGACGACTCCGAGTCGTCGGTGGCGTCTTCCTCAGACGTCTGTGAGTCGTCTTCCGTCCCACCAAAATCTCCCTCGGGCATGTATTCGTCACTCGGCTCGTTCTCTTCATCATCGACCGTGTTGGGCCTCTTCCCTCTACTCTTTTGTAGCAGGTTCTCGTAGTTTCCCACCATGTACCAGCTGTCTTTGTCGGTGATGAGCCTACTCTTTATGTTATAGCTCCATTCGTCTTCACATTGATTGCACCCACACCCATATGACGCCGTTTTTTTCCCGTGTACCATGACACCCAGTCTCGAGTGAAGAGCACACCCTTTCGCGTATGGCCCCTCTTCTGATTTCAGGGTAACGCCGGTGTCCAGACTCTGTTGAACCCATTTCTCGAGTTGTCTACTCGCCTCCTCTGCCGTGACCGTGAGTTTGGTATCTGTCTCGCGCACATCTTTTCCCTCGTCGATGAACCCCCGTCTGATGTCGTCAAACACGGCGTCGTCCCCTTTGAGTCGCGTGAGTGTGTGGTCGCCTTTAAAATCCGACCTCTCACTCCAAGGCGTCTTTTTCTTTTTCGTTCGTGGGGTAGTCGTCGTCTGTGGGGTAGTCGTCGGCGTCTTCTTCGCCCGTTTCTTCGGTGCCGGTGCTTCACCGCGTGGTTGAGGTGACCTCTTCGATCTGACCTCGCGCATCTCGTACCAGCCTTCGCGCTTTGGGTGCTTTTGCACACGATCTTTGTCTTTACTATATTTATCACCACACGCGTTGCACAACTGCGACGAACCGTCTGGACCTGGTCTCCATGTCGGAGTCTTGTTTCGATTCTCGGTTGTACAATTCCAGACCGCACACACCACCCCGGCCTGTGGCTTGTCAGCACTCGGTAATTCGGAATCTTCACTCTCGTCGTTCTCAATCGTCTGCTCCTGCACCCCCTGCTTAGGTGGCAGTTCCTTGAGTCGTGAATTCATGAGCGGATGGTGTCGTGGTCCGGTCGTACACGAATCCTGAATTCGACTATCCATCGATGTCATGAAACTCAAACGTCGGGACGACGCCTTAGAAACCATTGGTGTATCCGTATCCATCTCGTTTGCCACCGCACCAGTTTCCACCGCGGCGGGGGGCTCCGCGGCGCCCACAGACACCTTAGACATCGGTGTCGTCATCGCATCGTCGGGTTCACCGGGTTCAACCGTGACGGTTTCGCCAGGAGTTTCTGTCACGGCGATTGATTCATTCTCATTCACTGTATGGCCATCAGAGAAGAAATCATCGCCGTAATCCCAAGTCAATTCCTCACCCGCCTTAATATCTGCCTTTGCAAAAATACCGATGCACTCCTCACCGTCCACGTCCCATAGTTCACCCATGCAATTTGGCGTATCGGAGTGATTCATATACCGCGCGCGATTGCCCTTCTTCGTTGGGTCTATGTACACCCCAGCCCTCAGCTGTTTGAAATAAGAGTGCCCGAGTCCCTCTTTCTTATATTCAGCCTTGCGTTTTTCAAGCTGTTCTTCTGTGAGCTTGATGACCTCCCCGATGTATTCGATGACGAAACTATCCTTCTTGATGACGGCGTCCGCGAAGAGGCCGAGTCCTCTATCGTCTTCACAATCGAGTACCTTCGTCTTCGGGTGTTTGCTCGTGTCTCTGAACACCCTGTTGCCACACATACCATTCTGTGCGTTGGGGCATCTGTCACTGCACTCCCGCCTCTCCGCCCTGAACACACACGGGTCATATGAGTAGCACCCACCCGCGTCAGGGTTGGGTTTGCAACGGCAGACGTCGTCTTCATCCTCTTTTCGCGCGCGGCGTTCGATTTTGATCTCGTTGCGTTCGAGAGGGACGTACTCGCGCGTGGGGTCTCTAGCCGTTGCCTTGGACACTGGGGTGCCCGTGACCGACACCGCGTTCACCTCGACCGTCTTCGAGCTAGGAACCCCCAGCATCCCACCGTCCCCCTTCGAGTGGGGCGACATCATCACGGCCATCGCGCGTCGCGAAATGACGCATCGACGGACCCCGCGGTCGAGGTAGGGTCGTCCGGGGTGGCCCATGAAATTTCACGGCGGATCCTAGGGTTTAGGTTTTAAATCGGGGCACCCACCTCTAGTTTGAATTTCGGGCACCCGGCCTCGAAGGCCCCGAGGGCACCCTTCATCTCCGCACTGCGCGACGACCGGGTGCGATGCCGTATTGCCTAGAAATTTTGAGATTCATCGAGGACCTCGACGAGAAACGCGCACACGGGGGCGCGTACACGCACGTCGGTTACGAGAACTCGGTCGACGACTCGACCGGGGACCGCAGTGTGATGCTCTTTCGAAGCAAAAAGAATGCTGCCGAATACTACGATCGAACGAAGCGCGTGATGGGCTTCGATTACCCACCCAATTTTAAAATGCGCTGCCTCAACGCACACGGCACGTGGCTCAGTGATTGGCACCCGAAAACGAAGTTTGCGTACCACGTGCGCGAGTACATCGGCGTCGGTGTTCCTTTGCAACCCGATGAGGAAGACAGTGTCAGTGTGATGTCTTCTCAGGTGTCCGATGCGGTTAGCCAGGTGGTCGCGTAAAATGAAATGAAATATTGACACATAACAACAAATGTCACCTTCTAATCGAAGTCGCCGATGCGTAAATTTCTTAGTGGGATGAAGAAGCTCACCCTGGGAGGATAAAAATCTAGGTACTAGTATACGTCGCAATGGTCGAAGTTATTCAGAAAAAAGTTTCCCAATTTGCCGCAAAAGTTTCCAAAAACAACCCACGATGGCTATACACGAGTCGAACGCTCGAGCCATTGATCCAAATTCCCATCGTGTTTGCCTTGCTTGGAATGTACCAGGGTATGTTTTCTGGTAACGCGATCGCCATCCCAGCCAGACTCGAGAGAGCCTTTTCCAGTCCAGCGTTCCGATTTGTATCGCTGTTCCTCATCGCACTGCAAAGCACGGGTGGTGATATGGAAAACGCACTGATCGCGGTGCTCACCTTTTTGGCCGTCGTGTACGCGCTCAAGAACAAGGAAGAGCGCGGGCGAGACGGGTTCATCTAAATTAAAATATGATGCTAA